GAAACAGATTCAGATTGGTCAGGAATCCCGGGGGAGGATTCCTTCGAAGGGGGATGGAGAGCCTTCGTAATGAAGGCCCTCCCAGGCGCCGTCACACCCATGGAGGTTAGACGGCCGTCGAGATCATTGATGGTTCGCATGATGAGAGTTTTACAGCAGTTCTTCCGAAGTGGTGTTCTCCCCGAAGACCTCATATCCGTTCTCTTCGCGTTCGAGGATATCCGTACAATCCACAGCCGCAATGCGGTCCAGGACTGGATGGACAAGTACGAGGGCCTCGGCTGGCAAAGTTGTCAGCCAAGCCTCGCACTCGAGAGTTTCCGCGCGCCCGAGTTTATATCGGCCATACCACCATTCCCACACATGTGGGCCAAGGTCCAGGTCAACATTTCGGTACACGTAGCCCTTATCACTCGCGCCAACTTTCGCATCACTCGAGAATTTCTCAAGAAAAATGCGAATGATAGGAATCGAGCGGCACGTAGGTCTCAGGCCCGCGACGACACCGTTGCGATATTGCGCAACGTTTGAACCTGTCACTTTAATCGTCCACCAAAGCCGCCGTAACAAGCGGCCCGGGATTGGACAAAATCCAAACCCTTGGGTGGATGGGACAAATAGCCCTGAAATAAAAGTGACATTCAAAATATTGTCGAAGCGGCGCCCTTCGGGGATTATCCCATAAGCCGCCTCAGCGGTCCGCATGTCCGCTTCATCGAAATCAGAGGTGAGGGCGACGACAATGTCGTCGCCCATCACCAACATACTCGCACGTAAGTTCAGATCCCGCAATGCAGCCACAGTAATTGCAGCATTAAGCAAACAGTTTCCGGAGGAAGTGTCATTGTGGCCGGACTTAACAGTCCAACGCATAGTATACCTAAGTACACCATCCTTGCCACGCACAATGCCCCGAACAACTGTACACTCTGCAACAAAAGCTGCAAGCTCAGGATCAAACATTTCGAATATGCGTTCTTTGAAACGGGAATGCATTCGTCCCATCGTTGAATCCCAGTTCTTTCCATCACGTTCCCACCAGTGCGTATAGCCTTCGGTTACGCAGCGATTCGCCCACTCCGCAATTGCGGCCGAATTCCGGCCTAATGCGACAGTGACGAAGATTCCTGGCAGGACCTCAGCCCAATCAAATGCTTTTGTGAATATTTTCGCCAAGGCGAAAAATTGTGGTCCAAAAGCTGATTGGGTAGCGAGATTGAGGTAGAACTGGATCATCCGTGCTTTGGTGAGCATTTTGTGGGCAATTTCCC